ATCAAAGACATCTTATTTGCAAAGTCTGCAGAAAAAATTGATGCATTCAGACCACATGTTGCAGCATCAGTTTTTGAAGATCCTTTTGCAGAAACAGATGAAGTTGAAACTGAAGCAGAACTTGAGGTAGAAGTTGATGATGATGCAGAAGAAGAAGACTGATAAATAAGTTCTATAGACATTGTAATCTAAAATAATGGCTCACAAACCAGTTGGAATTAATTCGGTGCTCAGTACAAGTGGAACTTCTGCTAAAACTGGTGCCATCTCTCAACAAACAGACACATTGAGAATTGCTGCTGTTAGTGCGGGTATTCATGTTGCAATTGGTACTGAACCAACTGCAACATCTTCTAATTATTATATTGCAGCTGGAACACAAGAGTCCATTGCAATTGGTCAACCCTCTTCTCAAAGAGTTGTTGGGTTTTCAACTGGTTCGTCAACCTTAATTGATTTCCCAGAAGGAACTGGATCACCTTTCGCGGTTGGTGATGCAGTCACACTTTCTGCACCTGGTCAAAGTGCATTTGATTTTACTCATCAAGTTGTTACTGATGTGAACAACACATCTGACATTAATGGGTATTTCAGTACAAGAATTACTGTTGATTATGATTCAAGTTCAGTGTCTGGTACGTTCAATCCAAACCGTGGAGCAGAACTGAGACGTTCAATCAAAGTTGCTGCAATAACAGATACAGGAACTGGAACCGCTAACATTCAACAAGTACAAATCTCAGGAGCAGGTTGATGAAACTTATTAGAGAAGAAATCGAAACAGTTGATTTTATCGTTGAAGAAAGAAACGGTAAAAAACATATGTACATTGAGGGAATCTTTCTTCAGGGTGATCTGAAGAACCGCAATGGTCGTATGTATCCAATGGAAACTCTGAGAAGAGAAGTCCAGAGATATACAGAAAATCATGTCAATGCTGGTAGGGCATTGGGAGAACTGGGTCACCCTGATGGACCAACAGTTAATCTTGATCGTGTCAGTCATAAAATTGTTTCACTCAAAGAGAATGGAACAAACTTCATTGGTAAAGCAAAAATTCTGTCGACCCCAATGGGTAAGATTGCAGAATCACTTATCTCTGAAGGTGTGAAACTTGGTGTCTCCTCTAGAGGAATTGGATCACTCCAACAAACTAGAGAAGGTGTCAACATTGTAGGAAGTGACTTTATGCTTTCTACTGCTGCTGACATTGTTGCAGATCCTTCTGCACCTGATGCATTTGTTGAAGGTATTATGGAAGGAAAAGAATGGGTTTGGGATGGAGGAATCCTTCGTGAATCATTTGCAGCAAAAACTTATAAGCAAATCAACACCTTAGTTGATCAAAAACAACTTGATGAAAAGAAACTTGATCTTTTCAATAACTTCCTCAACAATCTTTGAGGATTGTTAATTTATAAATAAATAAAGATTATAAAAGGTTAATCGGAGTAACTTCAATGTCTCGTGGAGATTTACAAGAAATGGAGCAATCTAAGACTGCTGTGAACGCGAACGCTAAACCTGCCGAAGGTATGCAAAAGCTTTCCAGCCCAGGACAAGGTCTTTCACCTTCTTATGAAGATCTTGGTGGACCTACCCCAGAAAACTACAGTCCAACTAATGATTCTGCAAAGCTCAAAGAGCCTAAGATCAAGACAGTTAATGATGTAGTCAATAAGGGTGCTAAGGCAGGAGATTCTATCGATACTTCTAAGAAAAACACCTATGGTGAAGAAACAGAAGTAGAAGAAGAAGTTCTGGAAGAAGAAGAAACCACAGTAGAAGCTCAAGAGTATGACATTGAAGAAGATGTCAATGCACTCTTGGGTGGTGAAGAACTCTCCGAGGAATTCAGAGAAAAGGCTAAGACCATCTTCGAAGCCGCTCTGAATTCTAAAGTAACCGAAATCTCAGAAGCTCTGGAAATCCAATTCCAAGAGCGTTTCAACGAAGAAGTTGAAGAAATGAAGACTACTCTCACTGAGAGAGTCGATGCTTATCTGGAATACGTTTCAGAAGAGTGGATGAGCGAGAATGAACTCGCCATCGAACATGGTCTCAAGACCGAAATGACTGAGTCCTTCCTTTCTGGAATGAAGGGACTTTTTGAAGAACATTATGTAACTATCCCTGAAGAAAAATATGATGTACTTGAGACTATGGTAGAACAACTTGATGATATGGAGACCAAGCTCAACGAGCAGATCGAGAAAAACATTTCCCTTAACAAGCGTCTGGCTGAGTCAGTTGCTGATGGAATCCTTGATTCCGTTTCAGAGGGTCTTGCACTTTCTCAGAAAGAGAAGCTCGCTTCACTTGCCGAGAGTGTAGAGTTTGAAAGTGAAGAAGAATATCGTGAAAAGCTGGAGACCCTGAAGGAGTCATACTTCTCAAGAACTCCTGCTACTAAGTCTGAAGCTCCACAAACCCTTTCTGAGGGTGTGGACACCACAATTGCTCCAACTGCAGCCGGAATGGATGCATATGTTAGAGCACTGGGTGCATTCAGCAAAAACTGAATTCAATATTAATTCAAACCGTTAACTTAACAAAGGTAAAAGCAAATGTTCCAATCTGAGCATCTGCAGGAAAAGTGGAGTCCACTTCTCGACTATGAAGGTCTTGATCCCATCAAAGACGCGCATCGTCGTTCTGTAACCGCTGTCCTGCTCGAGAACCAAGAAAAATTCCTCCGCGAGGAGCAAGCATTTAGTCAGGGTATCAACCTGATGGAAACCCCAACCAACAGTGGTAACGCTGCTGGTGCTTCAGGTGGTTTCGGTGGTGGTGCTGACGCTGCTGGCCCTGTTGCTGGTTTCGACCCCGTTCTGATCTCCCTGATCAGACGTGCAATGCCTAACCTGGTCGCATATGACCTGGCTGGCGTTCAACCAATGTCTGGACCTACTGGACTCATCTTCGCGATGCGTTCACGTTACGAGAGCCAGAGCGGAACCGAAGCACTGTTCAACGAAGCAGATACTGCATTCTCTGGTCAGGATGACGGCTTCAACCTCACTTCAGGTTTCACTGACGTTAATGCTGGTCTGGGTACAACTGCACAGTCTGGTACTAACCCTTCTGTTCTGAACCCTGTTGGTACCGCATCTTCCACTGCCTACAACGTAGGACAGGGAATGGAAACTGGTGACGCTGAGAACCTGGGTTCAGGTGCTGGCGACCAGTTCAACCAGATGGCATTCTCGATCGAGAAAGTCACTGTAACCGCTAAGTCCAGAGCACTCAAAGCTGAGTACTCCTTGGAACTGGCACAAGACCTCAAGGCAATCCATGGTCTGAATGCTGAGGCTGAGTTGGCAAACATTCTCTCCACAGAGATTCTTGCTGAAATCAACCGTGAAGTCATCAGAACCATCTATAAGGTTGCTGAGCAAGGTGCTGTTTCTAACACCGCAACTGCTGGTGTATTCGACCTGGATGTTGACTCCAATGGTCGTTGGTCTGTTGAGAAGTTCAAAGGACTTCTGTTCCAGATCGAAAGAGATGCCAACGCGATTGCACAACGCACTCGTAGAGGAAAGGGCAACATGATTCTGTGTTCCGCAGACGTTGCTTCCGCACTCACCATGGCTGGTATCCTGGATTACACCCCAGCACTGAATGCAAACCTGAACGTTGATGACACTGGCAACACCTTCGCTGGTACCATCAATGGTAAGTTCAGAGTTTACATCGATCCATATTCGGCAAACCTGACCGCAAATAACTCATCTGCTGGTAACCAGTACTACGTTGTTGGTTATAAGGGTTCTTCACCTTATGACGCAGGTCTGTTCTATTGCCCCTACGTCCCACTGCAGATGGTACGTGCCGTCGGTGAGGACACCTTCCAGCCTAAGATCGGCTTCAAGACCCGTTATGGTCTGGTTGCTAACCCATTCGCTGAAGGAACAAACCAAGGCCTGGGTCGCCTTCGTGTCAACTCCAACCGTTACTACAGACGTGTTGCAGTGAAAAATTTAATGTGAAGATTGTTCACATTTTCACTGGAGACCCCAAAAGGGTCTCTTTTTTTTATGCTATACAATAAATAAAATTAACCATCTCACATTCCATGAAGTTTATTAAATGGACTGCAAGTGGACTAGGAATCATTATAGCAGTTGCACACATTGGAATTCTTGGTCACCTAATCAAAAAAGAACCAGTCAAAATTAATTATCCTCCATCTGGGGATTACACAACTTATTCTGTAAAAGTCAATGCTGATGGAAGTTACACCATTGACTATAAGTCTAATGATCCCAAGGTGTTAACTTCGGACACTTACACCGATTCATCAAGAGGTGTGTTTGGAATAGGTGGAAGATCCACTACAACAAGATCCACACAGTTTGTTCCTGGAACTAAGTCTGATAATCAGGCAGGAGTAGATGGTGAGGGAAAGGGGATTGTGAAATCCGAAGAGTGCATCAAGGCGGAAGGTGGAGGAGAATCGAATGGTGCCCTGATCGGAAGTAGTTTGGCTGCATCTGCTGCATCATCACTTACAACTGTTCCTTATGTTGGATGGTTGGCTGCTGGTTGGTTAGTTCTTTTTGGTCAAGAAGCTGGATCACAAATTGGTGGTGAAATAGCCACATCGGTGAAGGGTTGTTGATAAATAACTAAAAAACCATAATGGCAGTTCAAAAACCCATTGCAACGCAACCTGAAAATAGAAACTTTCTTGCACCAACTGGGTTTCGATTTCAAGTCAATCGTGCACCAACTGTATCTTATTTTGGCAACCGTGTCAACATCCCATCAATGACAATGGGTGTTGCCAATTTCAACAATTATTTAAATAACATCCCACTTCCTGGAACTAATATTGATTTTGAAGATCTAACACTTTACTTCTTAGTGGATGAGGATCTTCAGAACTATATGGAAATTCAAACTTGGATTCGTGGAATTGGATTTCCAGAAAGTCTTCAGGAGATTTATCGTTGGCAGAATCAAGATGAAGCAACTATCTCTCAACCTTATGGAACACAATTGAATCTTTATTCAGATGGAACACTGACTATTTTGGATTCACAACAGAAACCAAGTTTCAAAGTGAAGTTTGAGAATCTATTTCCTACCAATCTATCAACTCTTGACTTTGATGCTCAACAAACTGACCTTCAATACTTTACAGCATCAGTCTCTTTCAAGTATACTATCTATCATATAGAACCAATTACAACCTGTTGTTAATGATTGATTTGGAGACCATTCAGAAGATGTGGTCTGAGGATGCAAAGATTGACCCTGATAACTTACACACAGAGTCTCTTAACATCCCAGTTCTTCACTCTAAGTATTTTGATTTGTATAATAATGTTTCTTTGTTGAGAAAGAAGGCTGAACAACAGAGAAAAAACATTCGTCATGAAAGGTATGAATATTTTTCAGGTAAGGCAGACCCTGATGTTTATGTTCAAAATCCCTTTCCTAAAAAGATACGTGATAAAGATACCATGCAAAAATATATGGATGCTGATGAGAAGTTATCCAACGCATCTCTCAAGATTGAATATTATGATACAATGTTGAATTATCTTGAGGAGATTTTGAAAATGATTTCTTCAAGAACTTATCATATCAAAAACGCAATTGATTATCAAAAGTTTGCATCAGGTTTAGGTTAATGGAAGAAAACTACATTCTAGATCTTTCAATTGAGGATGTCCATCTTCTTTATGATTGTGTTGTTAGGAGAATTGAAACCTGGGAAGGTCATCCATCAAGACATCCATCAGAACAAGAACATCTTCATTATTTGAAAGATTGGTTGTATAGATTGATCTTAGAGTATAAGTTTAACAATATGTGATAAATACAACTGGTAAGTCTGGAACCCATGCCCTTCCAAATCACAAAGACAAATCGAATCACCAGTGAGACAACATATTATGTTGATGAAACTCATTGGTCTGGTGATGCAAATGATAGAACCACCTTTGCTACAGAAAATGAAGCTAATACAAAAAACTCTGAATTGAATTCAAAAGGTTTTAGTGGGACTGTTTCTTCCTGTTAATTTACTAATAAATAAGACAGGTGATAACCTTTATGAATGGCAGATTTGATTATCCAAAAGGTAAATGAAGTTTACCTGAAGATAGAAACTGAACCTCACATTGAA